CCGATGTCGCCCCCATTGATGATTTTGGTCAGCCGCACTTGGTCGCCTGTGTCTGCGACCTCGTTCAGGTTGCGGCTGCCCCAGAACCACAGAGCGCTCTCAAGTGCGCCCTTCTTGGTCAGCAGGTAGGCGGCGGCCTCCTCTGCGGTCATGCCGATGGTCTTGCCGAAGGCCGTCGTATTCGCACGGCCAGTGACTTGCTTGAGGCCTTTGCCAGAAAAAAGCCAGCCGTCGCCATCCTTCACATTGCCAAGAGCGCCCTGCTTCGAGCGGTGCTTGTCCATGTAGACGTAGTTCGCGATCTTCTCAGGCTTGCCAGCGTACTCGGCGGCATTCTCCTTGCCGGGGCCGAAATAGCGGGGGAACACCTTCAGGAGGGTAGCCTCCTTGTAATTCAGGTTCTCCTGCAAGACCCGGAAATCCATGCTCTCATGGGCGCACTGGGCGATGAAGCCCGCGATCCGCTTGTCGGTGGTGATGCCGTACTTGGGCAGCATCTCATTCAGGGCGGCGCACCATTCGCCGACTTCTTTGTTGGTGGGGATCATGGCCGCCAGTTGGGCTTCGGTAATCAGGCTCATCGTCTATCTCCTATTCACACCATGATTGCTTGGCGTCACCCTTGTAGGGCCGAGCCAAGCCTGCGGATATCAAACTCTCAGCGAGGCTCTGGTGATCTAGGTAGACCTCGCCCAGCACACGGCCCCCATACTTATCCCATTTCAGGATATCGATATCGACCTCAGTGGCGTTTTCCACAGCGTTCTTGGTGAAGGCGCTGGCCTTCTTGGCCAAGGCGGCCTCAGCATCGCACTGTGCGCGAGGTGCCTTCTCGGGCGTGTCGATTCCCATCACCCGGATCGAGAGCTTGGGCGGGAGGGGCGACGGGAGAAAATCCACCGCAATCTCCACCGTATCGCCGTCGATGACCCGAGTGATCTCGTAGGGCGTAGAAAGCGCAGGGGTTGCTGACAAGAGCAGGGCAACGAGCCACCTCATTTCTTGGGTCTCTTGATCGGCACCTTCTTGGTGATCTCGCCAAGCACAGCCTCTTGCGCCATGTCTTTTCCCATGCCGCCGAGCAGGTCTCCGACATTGCCTGTGGACGCGACCTTGATTGCGGTCTCGACCGGGTCAGGCAGGTTCACCTTGTCCAGAACGGCGTCCACGGCCTTCTCTTTCAGCTTGCGGCCAACAAGCATTCCTACGATGCGACCGATCATTCGGTGTACTCCTGTGTCGGGGGCTCGTCATTGCCACCCTTTTGTTTGTTGTTGCCTGCCGCCATCACGCCGCCCAAGGCACCCACGATGAACGAGGCGATGGGGGTCAGCAGCTCGAAGAACTTGCGGTCGTTTTCGCTCGAGTCGCCGAGCGGCTGGGTCACGAAGATCAGGCTGTAGAGGATGGAGAAAATCACCCCACCGAGGATCACGGTCAGGGCCACGCCGATAAAGTAGCGCAGCTTGGCTTCCATCACGTCTGGGTCGTTCTTGCTCATTGTGAGGCTCCTGTCAGATCATTGGCGCACATGCCAGTGCGTAGGCAAATCGGGGGAGTGCACTCGAGTGCAGTCCAGTTCACGGGGTCTTGGCATGGGTAGCGATAGAACCCGTCACCAGACAGGTAGAAGATCGCACCCAAGGCGGCAATGAAGCCCAGCCAAACGAAGTTCTCGAGTTTTATCATTGCATCGGGTTCCTTATGAGGTCGTCCATGGCTTTCCACAGGTCTTCGATCTCGGCGTCATATTTCCCCAGCTTGCCCTCAAGGCCGCTGGTGACAGCGTCCGACTTCTCGACCATCGACCTCAAGGCCATCAACTCTTTCTGTTGCTCAAGGATCGTCCCCATCTGGGTCGAGATTGCTGACAGCTTCGGTGCAAGGCCCCGGACGTCATTGTCCTGTATGGCCTGCTCCAGAGTTTGCACCCGACTCTCAACACCCAAGACCCCATCCACGCTCTCCTCGACAGCCCAGAAACGGTTGACGGTATCGTAGCCCACATAGATCGTGCCGCTCAAGCCAGACAAGACAGGAAGGGCTGCGGCAAGCCACCAGCCCTTGATGTCAAAACCTGCGATCCGCAGGCCGTTGGTTTCAGCTTCCTCGCTCACGAGCCGTACCCAGCGGCGTAGACATCCGACAGCGTCACAGTGTCAGCGCCAAGTAGGCCTTGCAGGCCGATGCTGTAGACCTGACCCATGCTCACATTGATGATGTCAGCCGTGGCGCTGTAGGCCACCGTCGCGCCATACAAGCTGGCCCCGGTGTTGGCCGCGTAGTTGTCCACCGAGCTGGTCATGCTGGCGTTGCGCGAGGCAGCCAAGAAGGCACCGGCGTCACGGGCGTAGGTCTGCACAGCGCCGAGAGCTGAGTTGTAGTTGCTCACGTCGGCGGCGGTGATGGTCATGTCGTTGTTGGTTAGGACCGTCTGGAAGGCCATCTGCTCCTGAACCGTGTCGGCGTTGGCAGCCATGTTGGCGACCGCCTGCACCTCCATCAAAATCGCAGTCGCGGCAACGAGGTTGTCCACAGCCGTATCGAGATTGACCATTGCTTGCTGGTGCTGATCCTGAAACAGGATTTCGGCGTTGTAGTACGTCGCGTCGATCACCCCCTGAATGTCAGAGTTGTAGTCGAGGCGCATTTGCTCGGTGACGGTGGCCGTCTGCATGACGCCGGGGTCGATGATGCTGCCATCGGCTGCGTAGTAGGTCGCGCCAGCCGTCAGGCTCTGAGCCGCCGACAACTGGTTAAGGATTGTCTGGGCTGACCCCTGCAGGTTCGTCATCGTTGGCTCGGCGTGAGCGGCGGAAGCGCTCAGACAGAGTAGGGCCAGTGCTTTCTTGAGGTACGACATCGGGCAGTTCCTCTCCAATGCGAAGGAAGGTGTCCCAGAAGGACCGATCTTGGGCGTATCCTACCACATATGTGTGTGGGTTGTCACGCATGGCTAAATAGCCCTCGCGGCCCACCAAGAGCTTGCCCGTTTCGATGCTGTAGATCGGGCAGGGCGTCGATGCCAGCGCCATGGCTTTATAGACGTTTGCGTTGTCGCACATGACAGAGATGCCACTGACCTGCAGGCCGAGTCCTCCAGCTTCTTGTGGTGTGCCAAGCAGCCTCGCATCCTTACGACGGTTGCACTCGGCATCTTGCTCCATGCTACCCTCGGCGCGGCCAAAGATGCTGATCTGGAACGCCTGCTGCTTGGGGATCAGGCAGCTATCGTTGCCGCCGCCACCCATGACTGTCGGCGCAGCAGCTGTCGGCACCGGCGTAGAGAACGGCGCAGAGCCGGAACCGTTGTAGTTCTTGGTCTCGCTGGTGGAGACGTTCCCGCTGTCGATGGTGGAGTTGGTGTTGCCGCTGTTGGTATTAAGATCACCCGTGACCTGAGCGCTGACTGCGGTGGCCGTCAGTAGATAGAGCAGAGCGCACCCATAACGTCCCGCGTATCGCCGGAGCAGAGAAGCGCGTTGGCCGCGTCCTCTTGGCTCATGTAGTAGAGCGTTTCCGCGTTCTGTCTGATCTCGCACTGGCGGTCACCTTTCGGGCAGGCCGTCGTGTAGGCCACTGAGGACACAGTAACAGGGCCGCACCCGGCGACCAAGAGGACGAGTGCTAGTCTCATTTGGCAAGGCTCCGCATCAGTTCGTCGATCTTCTTGTCGAGGTTGTCCAGCCGCGCGATGACCCGGTTCATGTCGGTGTGCATGTCGGCCCGGGTGACGTAGTCACGAGCCACCTCCTCGCGGGTGCGATTCAGCAGGATTTGCAGCCGCTTGACCTCTTCGACGTGGTTTTTCAACACCCAGCCGATCAGACCGAGCGCTGCGCTAAGACCAAGGTTCCAGAGCATTTCGGGTGTCATGCGATCCTCATCACTCGGAGATAGCTCTGCGGCTTCTCCTCTTTGTGGGTGTACAGCACCGTGTATCCGTGGGCGCTTGCTTCCTGCTCAACGCGGGCGGCGAAGTCTTTGTCACCAAGCCAGCAGGAGGAGTCGCCCTGCCGCTCCGGCTCATTGGCGGAAATGAGAATCCCGTTTCCGTTGTACCGATCCACGGCCAACTGCCCTCGGCCCACCTTCTTGTAAACCTTTTTCTGCAGCATCTCATGGGGTGGGTAGAAGTAGTATCCATAGATGACCACGTCCGGCTCCGGCGCATCTGTGTACAGCCGAAGGGTGTCGGTGCCAATGCTCTGCAGATCGACGAAGTACCGCTTCGTGGTGGCCGCTTGGATAAGGTCGGGCACCGTCCCGATGAGCTTTGCCAGCGTCTCGATCTTCGACATCACCACGCACACGGAGAACACCCCATTACGCATGGTGTAGATAACCTCGCCAATGTCCTCCAGTACGTCGGCAGGGAGCGCCGCAGTGGACTTGTGAAAGTGCGCGAGGGTGGCTCCTACGGACATGCAGCGCTCGTTAGGTCAGGGTTACGGTGCCGGAAGACGTGAATGTGGATGTGTTGCCATCCCACGAGATGACGCAATACCCCGCAGCACCGTTGGCCCCGGGGAATCCAGCGGCGTGGCCAATCCCTTGAGGACCAATGGTGATCGTAAGTTCGGTGCCGTAGACGATCTCAACCGTGCCGGTGAGGTATGTCCCAGCGTAGCCGCCTTCACCCTTGTTGCCGCTGGAGTCGTAAGTTGACGGCGCGTCACCACCGCCGCCACCGCCACCAGCACCATATGAGGTAGATGGGGCCGGACTACCAGCCGACTGACTGGCTCCACCAGCACCGCCCGGGCCGTAGATAGTGCTCTCACCCGCGCCGAGAGGGCTATTGTAGATGAAGGCGAAGCTGTAACCCCCCTGCCCGCCAGCAGCTGTGATGGTCTGTACCCCAGTTCCAGATATGCTGGAGTTACCACCAGACGTAGCAAAAAGCCCGTAGCCCGCGCCGCCGTCGTCGTTCCGGCCAGCGCCGCCCCCACCGCCGCCGCCGATGATCTCATAGGTCACGGTCGCGGTCTTGCTGCTGCCGCGAAACTGTTCGAGGTTAATAGCCCCGCTGGTCGGGATGGAGGCGTTCCGCACAGAGTTCGGCACGAAGGCTCCACCGCGATAATACTCGTCCATGGACACCGGATCGGTGCCGCCGAACTCGATCTGCAGCTGGGATAAAGTGACCGGACCTGAGAGAGGAATCGACATTAGGTGATCGTCCCGAAGGCTGTGACGTTGCCAGTGACGGTCAGGTTGCCGCTGCTGTCGAGGCGCATCTTGTTTACGCCGTCATAGGCAAACGTGAGGTTGGTCCCAGAGGCGATGACGGTCCAGTTTTGCGTACCCCCAGCGACAGTGATAGTTCCAGACAGGTTTGGGGACACGCCGTTTAGCTGGGCGGTCGTTGCTGTCACGCCGTCTAGGACGTTCACCTCTGCCGCCGTAGCGGTCACACCAAGACTGAGCAACGCCTGTGCCGGGGTCTCCAGCGCCCATGCGGTGCCGTTGCCGACGATGAAGTTGTTGTCTGTTGGGGCCAGCGCAGCGATCTGGTCGAGGTTCGCGTCCCAAGCCTGCACGTTGGTGCCAATAACCAGACCGAGGTTGGTGCGGGCTGTAGCTGCGTCAGACGCGCCTGTGCCGCCATCAGCAACAGCAAGGTCGGTAATTCCGGTGATCGTGCCTCCGGTGATCTTCACCGAGTTCATGGCGAAGTGATCGGTGATATTGACCACGCCAGCTGCGCCGCCGCCGCCGTCTGAGTAGATGATCCCGCTGTCGTTGTTGGCGATGGTCACGGTGGTGCCGGACCCCTGCGCGAAGACGACCGACTGGCCAGACAGGTTGTAGACGAAGTAAATCTTCTGAGCGTCGTTGGGGACAATCGTTACCGTGTGGGTGCCGCTCGGGGTTCCGCCAAGCACCAGCAGCTTGTACTGACCGTATGTGTTCGTGCCGCTAGTTGCGCCATCGCCCGTCGTAAGGTTTGACGATGTCCCGGTCAGGGAGAGGGCGAGCGACCCGTTGATGCCACGATCCAGAATACCCATGTTCTCATTGACTAGGTCACCCCAGACAGCGTCCTCCTCGCCATTTGCAGGAAGAATGATTCCGAGGTTCGAAGTATAACTACGTGGCATAGGTCATCCTCACGCCGCTATGGTTGTCCAGATAGTTGCCGGGACCGGCTCTACCTCAGTCCAAGTGTTTATAGCATCTGGATCGACTCCCGTCCACGTCGAACCCGGTGCAGGTGTGATGCCAGCCCACGAGGTGGGCGGTGTGGGGTTGAGCGGGTCCCAGATGGTGCCCGGTGCTGGGACAACCTGCCCCCAGACAGTGACCCTGCCGATGCTACCGGTGGCGCTGACGCCAATTGGAATGACGACCGCAGAGCCTGTGACGGTGACGGAGCCAACAGCGCCAGAGGCGGAGACGCCGGTTGGAAGGACTAGGGCAGAAGCCGCAATGGAAACAGTGCCGACAGCGCCCGCGCCTGAAACACCCGTGGGCTCCACGAGGGCCGAGCCAGTAACGGTGACAGTGCCAACCTGCCCTGCAGCGGAGACGCCCGTAAGGATTACTGCAGCGGGGGCGATGACATTGCCGACAGCGGTGCCAGCAGAGACACCTGTGGGCTGTACGAGAGCCGAGGCGGAGACGACGACAGTGCCAATATCGACGGAGGCAGACACGCCCGTGAGGATGACTGCAGCAGGAGCAACAACGTCCCCAACAGCAGTGCCTGCGGATACCCCGATGACACCCACGATGACGTCAGCTGTCGCGCCGAGGTCCGAGAACGGAGCTGCGGAGAAGGGACTAAAGCCAAACATGATGTCCCTCCTCTCTCGGGTTTAGGGCATTATACCATGGGAGTTGGTCGCGGTCACTCCGCCGTTTCATAGAGGTTGAAATCTGCCTCGGCATGCCGCTCAAAGTCCAGCTGGAGGCTGCGCGACAGGTTAAGAGTTTCGTCTCTGCCGACGTTATGTCGACCAACCTCAATCACAGCGCCGCAGGCTTCGGACATTTTTGTGACGAGCGCAGGCAAGTTATCGTATCGGTAGAGATGCTCTACACGGTGCTGGTCATCCTGAACGTACTCGATCTGCGTCCGCTTTGGCTCTGGCCACATGTGCTGCCCACGGATGTAGGCGGCGACAAACTGTTCGAAGGTCTTTGAATGCAGGCCCCAGATCGAGTCTGAGCGGGCGAAATAGGGGGAATATCGCAGGTAGCGGTAGTAGCTCCTCATCCAGTCCATCGGGTGGCGAATTGCTGCAACGCACGGGTTGCTAGAGCGCGACTTGATGACACCCACCGGACTGTGGTCATGCGGCTTGAAGTCCTGCGCGAATGGCGCAAAAGCAGTTTCAATGGCAATCGTTGCGGTCTTAGGCACAGCAACAAAGGACAGCCCCGGCAGGTATAGTGTCATCACATGAACGTCGGCAATTCAGGCCAAGCGATGTCCAAGGGGAACCCCGGTTGGTCTGTGATGTCCAGCAAGGCGCGACGGTATGCTGCGATCTCACCCTGTTGCTCCGCACTAAGGTCGGACCAACGCAGAGGGTTCATGACGTAGGGGTCCACAAGCTCCACGAGAAGCGTGTTTCGCTGAACCCTCGCCTGCAACGCCGCATCCATCGGATCGACTGGGGCTGCCGGTGCGGGGGTGAAGACACCTTCGGAAAAGCCACACCCAATCTCAACCAGAGAATCATCCGAAAGATGGGCGATTTCCGGGGACGACGGCAAATCTTCGGGTCCATCTGCGATGACCACGTTCTGCACAATTCCGCCGGAAATGATTGCGTATCTGGGCATGGTCAGACTCCTCAGTAGATAAAGATTACGGTTCCGCCGACGCCGCCGCTGGCTTGCAGACTGGTGCCCGTCTCGGGTCCACCACCTGCTCCCGGTTGGTTCGCACCTGTAGCAGAATAGGTTATTGCCGCCGTTGACGAGGTAGCCGGGGGTCGGTTGAAGTTTTGGCCGCTGAAAATGAGGGAGTCTTCCACCAGAGGGTTACCTAAAGGCAGGGCACTCCAAACGGAACTAAAGGCAACATTGTTTGATATATTGGCACCAGTGGCCGTCCCATCAGCCCCAGTAGTTCCTGCTACAGTCGAAGTCGCAGTGGTCCCGCCAGCGCCGCCAGTGCAGGAGATTGCGCCAGTGGTTGTCGTTCCACCCGTGCTCCCAGTGCCAGAGTTGTTACCAGCACCACCAGCGCCGATAGTATAAGAAATCGTGGCTCCCGGTGTTTGGTTTGTCAGGTAAGAAATGGCCTCAGCGCCATGACCACCAAATCCGCCCGCTCTTATCGTAGGATTTCGAGTTCCGCTGTCGTATCCTCCCCCACCACCACCACCACCAGCAACTGCAAGGACATAAAGAGAGGTTACGCCAGCAGGAATGGTAAACGGGCTGGACGCTGTTGACGTGGCGACACTAATGTTCTGAAGGCCCGCCAGAGCAGCAATAGCCTGAGCCGTGCGGAGGGGCGTCATCAGTACGGTGTCGCTGGTGCCTGCTTCGGCTTCGGCCTGAGATGCCCCTTGAGGAACGGTAATCCCGTCGGTTCCGTCAATTACAACGCTCATGCTTGGGTCTCCTCGGGGTAGGGATAGCGG